ATCAACAGTAATAGAACCTACAATGGTGCTACCATCAATTAATCTAACCATACGATAATCTGTTTTTTTAGTCATATTAATATTTAGTCTTTTAGGTTAACGTTGTGTATTTCATATTCAAATTCTTACTTTCTTTTATTCATAAACTCTGGATAAGCATTGCCAGTACCTTCATACATATCAGAGCCAACAAGTTCTTCTTCTTTGCCTACCCTAATACCAATTGTCTTGCCTAGTATAAACCACACCGCATATGATGTTGTAAACACAAAGCCACCGATAATACCAATACCATATAGTTGTGCTAGTATTGTTCCATCAATGTTAAAGATAGGAACTAATAGTAATCCAATTATACCTGCAATACCGTGTACAGAAATAGCACCAACTGGATCGTCAATTCCCCACTTCTCAAGTAAAGTCATAGAAACTGGAATTAAAATTCCACCTAATAGTCCGTATAGTATTGCAAACTCTGGACTTGGTGATAGGGGGTCAGCAGTAATAACAACTAGTCCTGCTAATGCACCGTTTAGTGTTACGTTAAGTACAACTCGTTTTGTCCATAGTTTAGATACAATCATTGCACCTAACAATCCACCTGAGGCAGCCATGTTAGTGTTTACAAAGATTTTACCTAATGCTTGTGCATCAGATATAGTATCAAATTTTAATTGTGATCCTCCATTAAAGAAAAACCAACCAAGCCATAGGATTAACGTACCTAGTGCAACCAGTGGCATATTGTTTCCTGGAATATTCTTTGGATTGCCATGTTTATCATACTTGCCATCACGAGGTCCAATTAATAATACAGCCGCAAGTGCCGCACTTGCACCAGCCATGTGAACAATGCCAGAACCAGCAAAATCAATAAATCCTAGTCCACTTAAAAATCCACCTCCCCAAGTCCATTGACCTTCTAGTGGATAAATCACTGCCGCAAATACTGTTGAGAATATCAAGAATGACCATAACTTTTTACGTTCTGCCACTGCTCCTGAAACAACAGACATTGCAGTTGCAACGAATACCATTTGGAAAAAGAAATCAGCATAGATGGCATGACCTTCTGGCTCAACCCATCCATACATAATTTTATAACCGCACAACAAGAACGCAATACTTGCTACTGAAAACAATGCTACGTTCTTGGTTAATATTTCTGTAACATTTTTGGTTCTTACTGAACCTGCTTCAAGAGCAGTAAATCCTGCCGCCATCCACATAACCATTGCACCTGATATCAAAAAGAATACTGTGTTTAATGCATAGTCTAATTCGTTCATTATTTATCTCCTTCTATTTTTTCTTTTAGGTTAACGTTATGTATTTCATATTCAAATTCTTCTTCAGTATAAATGTTGATTCGTTCCTGAAAGTGTTTTAAAGTATAATTCTCTTTTGACTTATAAATTAAATCATCCGATATATCATATAAAGTGGCATTAACTTTATTATCTCCTAGTCTTAAACCTCTACCGATTGATTGTAGATTTCTTATTCTGCTTTTAGAAGGACTCGCAAAGATTATATTATGTAAATTCTTAATGTTAATACCAGTAGAAAAAGTACCATAACTTGCTACAATAATAGCATCATTTTCGTTCTCAACTATGGCTCTTGCCTTTTCTCTTTCTTCTGTTTCTACGCCACCATATATATAAAAAACCTTTCGATTTTCTTCCGCTTTTTCTTCAATAATCTTATGTAAATTTTTACCATGTTTTTCTACAAGTTGAAATAATATTAAAGTATTACCTTTCAGTTTAAGTGCTAGATTACGAATAAAATTATTTCTAGGTTTACTACCTACAAGATAATCTATCTCGTCTTGATATTTACCATTTGACACAATTTTAGAATTGGCTTCACTGTGTTTAAGAATTAAACATCTAACCACTAGATTACTTAACTGTTTCTTATCCATTAACTTTTTAGTTGTAGTTACCTTATTAACAGCGCCGAATAGTCCTTCTAATACTAACTTATGTGTATGAGCACCATCTAATGTTCCTGTAAGACCGATACGATATTTACAATCAATAAGTTTAGTCATAATTTCTGTTAATGATTTTGATTTAAATAGATGTGCCTCGTCACCAAACACAACACCAAATTGTTTAAAGTATTCTTTTGGCAACTTATATAAACTTTGCCATGTAGATATCAACACTTTTTTATTAGTTTGATTTGAATATCCGCTATATAATCTATGACAATACTTCTTTACATTCCAACCATATGATTCAAAATCGGTATACATTTGTTCTACTAATGATGTTGTAGGAACAATTAAAAGTATTCTACTATTGTGCTGTTCTTTGATTAGATGAGTGTAGTATCGTATTAAGGAATATATGATGAATGACTTGCCTGATGCAGTAGGACTTACTAGCAACGCCCTATTGCGTTTTAAACTATGATATATGGCGTCTATCTGATAATCTCTTGCTTGAAATTTTTGCCCTAAACTATTAGAAAATTTAGTTACCGTTCCTTTGTCAACCTTGTTATCTATCTCTATACCTTTACCAGCAACTATGCTATACCCTCTTTCATCTGCAAAGGCTTTGATATATGGATATAGTCCAAAGTATATCTCTTTCGTCTTTTGTGAAAACAATCTTATCTTGCCATCCCACATTCTATTTCGAAATGCTGGCATAAATTTGTATCCTGGTACATAGAAAGTAAAAAACTCCGATATCTCTCTTTGTATATCAGGCTCAGTTATTACTGTAATGTAAACTTCATTTACCTTTTCTATAATAAGAAGATTAGAATTATCTTTATTCATAATTTACATAACCCAAGTCATAATGCTATATCTAACACCACTAGTAACTTTTTTAACTTCATGTGGATACATAAAGTTTGACGGAAACACTACAGCAGAACCCTTGCCTTTATCAATTGTTTCACCACACAATGTAAATTCACCACCATCATAATCTTCGTTTAGAAATATTAAAGATGTTATATGTGGATAACCTTGTTTTTGCCCATGACTATGATGAATATTATCTATATGTTCTTTCATAAACCCACCAGTTTCATAACAGTTAATTCTAAAATGTGTATATTCTTGAACCTTTATTTTATCATGTACACTAACATAATCATTGACCGTTTTTTCAAAACCTTTTTGTAAAGTTTCGTAAAACTTATCTTTTGGTCCAATCCAATAATCTTTCATCTCAACTTTAGATGTGCCTGTGTTGCTATTTGTTGTTGTAAAGGTAGATGTTTTCCACCCCTTAAAGTGGTCTTTATTGTAGTAATTAATTATATTATCACAGGTAGTTGAATCTAATAATTTTGGATAACAAAATATAAAGTTAGAAATTTCCTGATTGGAATTCATGGTGTTCTCCTAATTGACCTCTTATCTGTATATTCCATGATATACTTATACGATTACTCGTTGATAGATTTGTAGGTACCCAATGTACTAACCATGAAGGGAAGATTATTATTCGATTTGTTTTTGCTTTATAATGTAATAGATTTGTATTGTTATTATCGATTTTTTTTCTTGGTAGTATAACGCCTGCACCTGGTCTTGGGTCCTGAAAAGTAATACCTGGTGTAGTTTCGCCAGCGTCTAAATAAAAAACGCCACTTAAAAAATTGTTTGAATGAGTATGAGGCTGATGAGTTTCATGTTGTTTTAATACATTGGCCCACATATCAGTTATTTCTATTTCATCTGCCTTATAATTTAACTTATCAAGTATTTCAAAACTTGACTTACTAACCTCTCTAGTGAAATCTTTAAAAATATCCATCTTATCTAAATTCGGACTTGATTGCCAATTAGGTCTTTTATCTCTTATATATTGATCTAACACTTCACCTTTCATAGTATAAATTATATCAGGACTAATGAAATCGTCCTTAATGAAAAGATGTGTTGAGAATATTTCTTGATGTTCCACTATATGGCACCACTAGTGAATTTCTTCCACTCAATAGCGTTTTTAATTAGGAATGTTCTATTATTAATACTTCTTAATACTTGTTCAAGATACTTAACTATTTGATTTTGATATGCAACCTTTTGATCTGCTTTTTGTAAATCTGAATCTGAATCCATATAGATATGTACATCTGATTTTAATACCTTTATGTCAAAAGGCTTTAAAATATATACAGCTGCATCTGCCTTGCCTGTATAATATTCCCATTTATCTCTTAACATACTTTTATGCTCATATTCTGATTTCTTTAATAGTAAAGAAAACTTATTAAAGTATTGTAAATATTTGTTATGTAGCAAAGGTATCTTAATTGATTCAGCATCTAATTCTGTATCATCTAATTTAAAATCCCTATCAACTGATTTTTGTAATTCTTCTAATGTCATAATGATATTATATCACCTTTTCGGTTAATTGTAAAGCATCTGTGCCATTTTTTCTTGTGTTATATATTTTAGATTAGCACACGAACTCCATTCGGGTATTTCGGAAGCGGTAAAATCACCAGGAGTATCGCTGTTTACCTTATAGAATTGCACTTTGCTAAACTTATCAAAGGTATTCTTATGTTGTAGTATCCAGTTATATGTTTCATCTGGATTATTAGGATTCATTGCCAATGCGTCTTTCTTAGAATAACCTTTTGTACCTGCATACAAGTTATTGATTTTATCATTATCAGAATATAGATCATGTCCTACAATGAATACTGTTTCAGCACCCAAATCACAGGCAAGATGTACTGAACGACTACCTGTTGCATAGGCAAATCCATCTACATCTGGTTCTATACTTTTAACAGGACCTTGCTTTTCTTTCACTTCGGTCACATATGCAATTCCTAAATTCTTTCCTTTAACTGCTGTAAAAACTCCATCGGCACCATGATAAACACATTCATTTCCCCCTTCGGTGGCGTCGGAATCAATTTTTGTTTTACAAGAGCGTAGCATCTCCATTGCAACCATATTCGGTATTGGAGTCCAATAACCTAAATACGCTTTCATATTGTTAAGATTTGCCTTACGATATATCTCATGGGAAATTCTTGAATCTACTGCCACTAATATGTCAGGAGTGAAGTCACGATAGATAGCATTACAACCTATTACAGTTGCATACTTTTTCATTTTTTCGAGATCTAAGCCTTGTCTTGATTGCCCATTACCCAGGCAGACTGCTATTTTGTTCCATGTTAAAGTCTTCATCACAAATCATCCTATATTTTTGTACTATGTATTATGAAGTAGAAATTTGTGCAATTTCGTAATACATATAATTAAAACTTGCTTGTACTTGTAAGTAGTCAACGTCACTTGCCTTAATATCATAAGACAATGACCCTAAAGAGATGGGATAAACATTTTGAAATCTTATTTCAGTTTTAGCAATATTCTTACTGTTTAAAACTATTAAAGTTGCGTCTGAATATATACCACCTTCGTCAAGAGGTTGTTTAATAGATGTTCCTGTTGCAACTGTACTTGCTGTTGTTCCTGGAAATCTATCAGCACTTGTTCCTTGTAGATCTGCAAATTGATTGTGATTTTGTGGAAATCCTAGACCTGTAATCCAGTCGTGTATCTCTTTGTAGTTATTTAAATTTTCATCAACAAGAAACGAAACATCTAAAGTTTGATAATTTACTTTATCTCCTGCACCAGCAATGTCTTTTAATGGTGTTTCTTGATTAGTCGATCCTAAAGAAATACCAGGTATGTTTGCTGTTTGTACAAAAAACTCAACCTGTGGAAGTTTAGACATTTTAAATCTAAACTGAATAGGACTTGCATAGTCAAATTTATCTGGCTCTCTATCGAGTATATTTGTTGTTGTCATAATATTTTGCCTTTATTTTTACCTTGCTTAATCATATATTTTTGTGTTCCATTTGCACCAATCTCTACTTCTTTACGAGAAAACTTAAACATCTTCATTTCTTTAGCATCTTGAAATTTTCTTTGAACATAATCTAAAACTTTTTGTTTGTTAATTTTATCTCTATCCATTACACCCTCTTTATTAAATTAAAATTAGGTGCGTTCCTTCAGCTTATGCTTACTACCGTCTTGTATAGTTTTACAAGATGAACGTATATTACTATTTATATGTTTTTATTGATGCCATCCTAGATCTTCTATTTTTTCACTATTGCAATTCGGACACTGCCATTCGCCATCTTCATCTGGTAACACTAAATCTGGTGGTGTACCTTTCCATGTGCAATCATAACAATACCAGTTCCACTCTTTCATATAACTATTTATGTAAGCATTAGGCTAAAAAAAAAGGGTGCCGATTAAAGCACCCTTTTAAGATAGTAACTCTACTTTAGAAGTAGAAAGTAACCTTACATTATATTCGTTACCTTCGTTCTTCTGTAATAAACGTTTTGATCACCAGCTGCAGGTGACGTTAAGTCAATTGCACCTAGACCGTTAGAAGTTGCGAAAGGATTTGCAACCATACCGTACCTGGTTTTGAACCCAATTTTCGGTTGGAAGCTATCTTGACCAACTGCACGTACCATTTGTAATGGAACGTAAGGACAATAGAAAATACCACTGTCGTATGGTGAAGCACCTTTGTAACCTACAACGTAGAATTGTGATGCAGAAACGTTAGCACTGTATGGATCAATGTAAACTCTAAATTTACCATTTAATACACCAGCGAAAGTGTTTCCTGTATCATCAACGTTTAGATTAGTAGCAAGAGCAGGAGCGTAATCTAATACACCACTCATTTGAAGTGCCGAAGCAACATCAGCTGAACAGATAATTATATTACCTTTTCCTCTTCTTGTTTGTTGACCAATTGCATTAGCATCTCTCTCTAATTGAAATAATAGTCCTTTGAATTTCTCAACTGACCATCTACCATTAGAGTCTGTGTCTAAGTCAAATATACCAGCAGTAGTAACATTAACTTGAGCACCAGCTTTTGCAGTAGTGTAGATTGTTCTAACAACTTCTCTATTGATTTCCGCAAGGATTTCAGAAGAAAGAATGTTAGCAAGTTCTGTTTCAGCATCTAAACCATGGATTGCTTTTAAGTCTTGAGCAAGTTCCATAGTGTATTCTGCTTTAAGAGCTCTTGATTTTGCAGTAACCGTAACTTTATCGATTGAGAAAGCCATTTCAGCAAACTCGTCAGTACCATCGCCAAGCGTTTCTGCTTGAGCAGTAGTCATACCATCACCAGTAGTGTAAGCACCAGCAGCAGGACTATCGTTTAAAGTTGCAGGGTTAGTACCAGCTTGTGCAGATGTAGAACCTGAACCGCCAGCAGCATCTCTTGATGAGAAGTCTGAATCAGCTTCGTCAAATAATGCTTCAGCACCAGCTTGTGTACCAAATCTGGATTTCATAGCGAAGATAAGACCAGTTGGTCCAGTCATCGGTTGAACACCACAGATGTCATAAGCAATAAGATTAGGCATTGCTCTTCGAACAAGTGATATTAAAACAGGATCCCAATTGTCAATTGAAGCACTAGTTGCGTTAGCCGGTGCAGCTTCTGACATAAATGATCTGTCTTCTCTAACTGCTTTTTCTTGGTTTTCCAAGATAACAGTTGTTACAGCTCTTTTGTATGCGTCACCGATTTTTGGTAAATCAGGATGCTCCAATACTGGCTGCCATTTGTTTTGTAATGTTTCAGTAAGATACATTTTTATCTCTCCTAGTTATTAATTAATTAAATCTTTACAGATTTAAGGTTTTTAGTAATAGCGGCTGTATATGCAGCCATAGCATCGGTACTGCTCTCAATTGGAGCGTTAGCCGCAACTGCGTCAACCTCATCTGCTTTTGATGTAGCTTCAGCAATTCTTGTTTTAGGGAAGTAAGATTCTTTAATCGTTTCTAACTTTTCCTTAAACTTTTCTGCACTATCGTACTCAACATTTTCGGCCATTGAATTAAATTTCTCTTTTTCTGTATCAGCTAAATCGCTTGACACTTCGTCAATTATTTTAACTTTCTCAGCTTCAGATACTTTTTTGCTTAACACAACATTTTTTTCAAATTGTTCGTTAAGTTTTTCTTCAAGTTTTTTTGCTTGATTTGTTAAGTCATCAAGTACATTGTATTTTTCTTCAGGAACATCAATATAATGTTCTTTGAATAAATCTTTAAGACCAGTAATGAAGTCTTCAGCAATCTCAGTTCTTATTCCTCTTTCAACTGCTAATTCATTTTCTTTCATCCATTCTTCAACAACATAGTTTAGGTATGAATCAACTTTTTCGACCATAGCTTCTTTTACTGTTTCAGTTTCTTTTGAAAGTTTTTCTTCGTACTTCGCCTCAAGGATTTTAGTTTGTTCTTGGATTCTTGTTTTAACAGCAGTTTCAAATATTGTCGCAGCTTTTTCTTTAAATTCTTCAGATAAGTCAGCGTCACTTGAAACTAATGCCTTAACGTCAGCAGTTAAATCTATTTCTAAATTGTCAGTAGTTTCTTCAGTTTTAACTTTAACTTCTTTTTCTACTTCTTCTTCTTTAACAGATGTGCCAGATTTACTATCTTTTGATAATGAACCATCTTTGGCATTTTTTAGTGCTGGATCCGATGTGTTTTGTTTCGCTTTTGAAACGGTAGCACTATCAGTTGGTTTTACAACTGCCGCACCCATATCAACTGCGTCATTTTTAAGGTGAGTAGGTTCAGCAGGAGCAGCATTTGCTACAGCAGCATTTACTTTTTCTTCTACTTTTTCTACATCATTTTTAATGTCAGACATTCGGTCTCTCCTTGATTATTATATTAATAAAAATTTATAAATTTTTAATGTTACTATTATTTATACAATCTACCTTTTTTATACCATTCGCAAATAAGTTATTCCGCGTAGGTTATTTCATTTTAGATAAAAAGTCGTTAAAAATAGAGGCTTTCTTTTCTGCCAAATCGGCACGTTTAGTATTCTCTATTTGTTTTTTGTATTGTTCAACTTCAATACTTTTCAGCATTCCGTTGTCCCATATCCATTCTTTGCCTTCCATTATGCCTTCAACGAAAGCATCTGGAGCGCTAGGATCTGCAACTATATCAGCCGCAGTAGCAAGGTAAAAATCTCTTCCAACTGTACCGTTAGATATTGATCCCATACCTCTTGATGACACACCTAATTGAGCACCTTCGTCAATTAAATTCTTAACGATTTTACCGTAAGGAGTATCCATGATTTTGGCTTCACCTATAAAGTTTCTACCTTCTGGTTTTAAACTTGTAATCATGTGTGAAACTCTTTCTAAGTTAACTGTTGGTCCATCTGGATGTCCTAGTTCACCGAAAGCACGTTTCTTGGTTATGAATTGTTCGTTATATCTTTTAACTTCTTTAGCAAGAGTTTCAACAGGATAAGTACGACCGTTACGGTTCTTAATATCCGCTTGCATAAAAATACCTCGTATCTTGTATTGTTTAACACCAGAAGCATTTGCTTCTGTTAATACTTCGATATCTTCTATTGTTTCTGTTATTAACTTCATGTTATCTCTCCGCCTTGTTTTTATTGTAAACTTTATCTACAATTCCTTGTTTAACTTCTTCTTGTTTAACTTTATACTTTTCAGCAAATGCCATCTTAAATTTTTCTGCAAGTTCACTTTTACTTTTAGTACCTACAATTCTTTCTAATATCTGTCTTGTGTTATCTTTACTCATATTATCTTATCTCAATAATGATAGTATAGTTATCTCCTGCAACAAATCCTTTTGTTGAAAGTAATACATCGCCAGCAGGACTTGTACTTGCTGTTAATGTTGCATTGTTAGGAATACTATTACCTGAAGTATAGTAATCGTGATATCCTCTTCCAGAAAAGAAACCTATTGTTGCGTCAGCAGCACTTGTTCCGCTACCTGCCCATAATAATTCTATACCAGATTTACCATTGGTCGTATTAACTGCCCACCAAATCTTTGCAATACTTTTGGTAGCATCTTCGGTCATAAAAGTTAAAGCACTAGAATCCATTTTTGTTACTAGTGTCTCACCTGATCCATCACTCATATTAGTAAACTTCATCACGGTTTTTGTTCCAGATGTATCTACTATCGTTTGACTTGTTACTACATCAGCCATTAAGCAGTTCTCCTAAATTCAGTTACTAACAAATAACTAATTACATTTGAATCAGTTGTTAATAATACTTGTTTATCATTACCAAATTTTAATTGATCGGGTCTTAAGCCATACTTACCCTTACCAGTTAAAATCAAATCGTTTTCTTCACTAGAGGTACTTAATGTTAATGTGCCAGTACCTTCTATTAAATAATAACATTCTATTAAACTCACTAATGATTTATCATTACCACCTGCAAGTTTTTCAGCACTGCCTGTAATCATCTCTTGGTCTATTTCATTTCCAATACCTTTTGATTTAACAATGTATTTAGAAATAGAATTTACAACTGATGTATTACTAATTGCCATAAAGATTAAGCAGTAAATGTTTCGTCTTTTCTAAATTCTAAAATACAGTATCCAGATGTTCCTCTTGTCTGACCATTGATGTCAGCTGAAGTGACAGTAGTATTTACTGCACTACCTAAAACTTTACCAGCAGTACCGTCATAGTGACCTGTGCCAGCAAGTTGTATTGCAACTACATTATCAGAAGCACCTATAAATTTTACGATTAGATCACCTGTATTTGCAGCAGCTGTACCTTGTGTAAGTGCCCACCATGCTCTTGTTAAATGCAACTTAGCACCGTTAGCAAAACCAGATAGAGCATCTCCGTTTAAAATAAGATTATCAGCAGTATCATTATCAAATATTGCTTTAACGGTTACAAGACCGCCATTAGCACCATCTGAAACTACTGTATCTTTTACTGTTGTTGTTACGAATGACATTTATTTTTCCTTTTTTTATTAGTTTAATATCTCATTGTCAAAATAATCTTCTATTGAAGACACTTTAATATTTCTTTTTTTTGCCACTTGTTTGATAATACCATCAATCTTACTTATGATGTCCCCCTTAGTATTACCTAACATAGCAAATATATCTTTTACGGCCTTTTTTTCAACAGGAGATAATTTCTTAAACTCCGCAGTTTCTTTAGGACCGTCTTCTTTTCGTTCTGTTAGTTTATTTTTAAACTTCTGGAACGACAGGTTGTTCAACATCTTCTCCACCTTGATCTATTTCTACTGGTTCTTGTGTAACAGGTTCAGCAGGTTCTTGTCCTGGTGTAACTACTCCACTAACATTATCTAACTGTGCAGCGTCTTTTGTTGCTTCTAATTCAGTACCAGCATTTAACCAGCCAGTAGCAACTGATTGTCTTTTGTCGTCAAGTGCTTGTCCTATTTTATCAGCTAAAGCATTTTTAAATACGTCTTGAGCTTTAACGTTATCACCACTTGCAAGTGAATTAACCATATTCTTTATATCATCATTTGGCATAATTATTCATCTCCTATATTATTTATATCAGCATTATCAGTATCATCATCATTTCCTGTCATATTTTGTCCTTCAGGAGAAGCAATAACACCTTGTTTTATCTCATTAGCAATTTGATTATCAATTTCAATGATATCTTCATCACTTTGTTTTAATACTTTTTTTCTTATAAAGTCTATCGAGTAGTATTTTCCAATATATGGACTTACTTCTTGTGCTAAACTTAATCGTTCTCTTAGTATTTCTGCTTCTTTTAGTTCAGCAAAATATCCATCTTTTAAATAATCATACTGTATATGATGATGAATTTTTTGCCAATCTTCAATTGCAATAATACCTTTTAATATTAACTGTGATTTCAATACATCACTAAAGACTGCTGTAAATCTTTTTCTCAGTCTTTGAATGAATTTAGTAAACTTCAATTCATCTCTAGTAATCTCAGCAGCCTTACCAAGATTGAAACCTGCTTCTGATTCCATTCTTGAAATTGGTACATTCAATGCCTTGTAAAGTTTCTTTTGAAAGTACTGAACATCTGTGATCTCACCTAAGTTTTGTCCACCAGGTAAAGTAGATACTTCTGTTCCTTTTGCACCCTCTCTACGAGGTAACCAAAAGTCTTCAAGCATAGACATATGTTTTCGGTCATCTCTTATCTCACCTGTTGAGGCATCATAAACAAGTTTATTTCTATATCTTGCCATCACATCTCTTAGATATGCTTCTGCTTTTACTTTTGGTAAATTACCAACATCAACATAGAATACTCGTCTTTCTGGTGCTCTTACTATTCTGTAAATAACAACAGCGTCTTCAATCATTCTTAATTGATTGACAGGTTTAATTGCTTTATGCAAATGACTCATGACCATATTTTTAGTTTGATCAACAACGCCAGATGTAATGTAAGTAATTGAGTCAGAAGAAATCTTTACACCAGCATTTGAATTTGCTGATGACATTCCTTTTTCATTATAAACAAACCATTCTGCGGTTTGTTCTACAACCTCAATACCTTTACCTTGACTGTCTCGTCTTTTAGTTATCTCTCGAACCTTTTTAATTTTTCTAGGATCGATATATCTAATTTCTGTTAATCCTTTTCTAGGACTAGTAGGATCGATCACCTTGTGGAAGTAAATTCTTCCGTCAACATACCATCGTTTAAAGATGTCGTGTCCTTTTTCGTCAAAATTTATAAGGCGTAACACCTCATCAAACTCTGCTCTAATTTTTACTTTTATATTTTCAGAAATAGCAAGTTTATCTAGTGATAGAGAAATTGAGGAATCTCTTTCATTAGAAACGATAACTTCATTAATGATGTCTTCAATCGCTGTATCACATTCAGGATGCTGAGCAACTTCACGATATCTCTTGATTAAATCAAAATCATTCTTAGCAGTAACTTCCATATCCAAGTATTGGCCAAAGTAACCACCAGCAGATATAGTTGTAGTACCGTCATCTGGAGAAGGGATGGTAAAAGCCTGTTTGGCTTGTGCCGGCTTCTCCAGATCATTATCTTTTCTTGTTATTTCGAATCCAAGTAGTTTTACCATATTATAATTTTCCTTTTCGATTTAACTTATTATGTAGTAGTATCTGTTTCAAAGTATTGGAATTGGAACGTAACACCAAATTCTTCTATAGTGTCATTAGTTCCGTAATTCAAAGCAATATTATCTAAGGCAATTGGAAACAATCCTCTATAAGTGTAGGACTTTAGAGTTGATCCGTTTCTATCTAAATGATCAACAAAACCATCAACTTGATAATCAGCAGGATTTGCGATACCTTCGTTGTCAGTCATATTGTTTATACCATTCATCCATCTTTCAAAACCTCTATATAGTTTAAAGTCAGTATCATTTAATACCGTAATTGTCCAAGGTTCGAAAGTTCGATCCCCAGCGATATTAAGTTTTCTTCCTCTAAAATCAACAGCTACATTACCTAGTGTTTGACCAGGTATAGCAGTTGCTTTACATAAGAAAGCAAGGTCAGATGTTTCACCACCAACTGCAGCGTATCCAGGAAAAGGTAAAGTTACCTTAAACTGATTGGCTCTCGCTCCACCACCACGAAGGCGAGATTTAAAGTCATTTATATTTGGCATATTATATTTCTCCTTCTATGATTATGCGCCTGCGACTTCAGAAAAGGCAACGCCTGATCTAGTAGCCACAAAGTTAAGTTGAATAAAATTGATAGAACGTGCAGGTTTGATAAAGATATCAGCCCTAAACTCGTTTCTATCTATAACATCTCCAGTATTATTTGTATCATCACAAACTACTGAAAAGTCTGTTACACCTCTACGACCTTGTACATCTCTTAGAAAAGGTTCCACTAGATTTCTAAATTGTGCTCGAGTGAATTCATCATTAAATTCAAACAATTGAAATTTAGAAGCAGTAGAAATTGCTTTTTCTAATACGATAAACAATCTTCTAACGTTTATTCTGTCGAAAGCACTAGGTTTTAGTTGAGCAGTTTTATCGCCAAACAATACAGTACCTTGTCCAGGAAATGCTACAACAGGATTTACTCTTGATCTGTATAGTTCATCTCTTTGAAGTTGGTTTGGATTGAATGCTAATTTAACAGCACCTCTAATTTGACCTCTATTGAAACCGCCTGGTGAGAACCATGCGTCTGCAATATTGTCAGTTCTAGCACAAAGACCAGCAGTATCTCCGTTCAAAGGAACGAATCTGTAAACGTCATTGTATTTGTCGTACATATATTTGTAACCACTGTCAATTACAGCATAACTTGAAGATGGTAAACCTTCAGCAAATGATTTAACATTTGCAGTTTGTATTATACCACTTGTGATATCAACCACATCTGCTCTCGCAGGTGATATGAAAGCAACACAATCTTTTCTTGTTGTTGCAATATCCATAACAGCAGTAGCCTTTGTATCTCCAGTTGCGTCAGCACCTGTTTGAGAAGGTCCACACATTAGTAATGATATATCAACTGATTCAGCATCAGAAAATAAATCATATGCTAAAGTGATTTCGCCTTGTGTAGCAGCGTAATCATCTGTACCATTAGCCAAAGAGTAATTAAATACAGCAAATGCACTTGAACCTACTTGATCAAATGTATTACTAGCTTTTAGTTCTCCAGCGTCTCCAAGTGTTGTTTCGTGATCCATCCAATAAACATATTGTGATTTTTGGTAAAGAACATCAGCATAGTAATTACTATTACCTTGAGAAGTTTTAGCATCTGAAGCTTGTGATACACCTTCAAATGTTTCTAAAATTGTTCCTGCAGTTCCTGTAATTGCACCATCTTCATCTGATACAACAATGTGAAGTTCATCAAGTGAACCACCAGCATTAGATACATCATCTGTAGTAGTTGGAGCATTAGTAAAGTTAAAGTAATATTCCCAATGTCTTTTTATTAAAGCGTTATCAACAACAGCGTGTCTTAGTCCGCCCGATTCTGTTGCGCCAGTAGCAATATTAAATCTAGCAACGGTCAATAAGTGAGTTGATATTGCAGTTATTTTGTAATAGTGTCCAGAAGGTACTGCTGTAAATACAGAAGTATCTCCAAACTCTAATAGGTCACCTACTTGAAACAACGTACCATCATCAACAGTAATTGCCGTGTCGCCAACTGCTGCGGACGCATCATTAACAGCACCTGTGCCAGCTGCACCTGTACTTTGTGGTCCAAAAGCCGTTGAGTTAGAACATTTAGATACTCTTAAAGAATTTCCTAATATTCCTGGTTCTCTTGCGGCATAAGCACCAACTGATCCTGATCCGTCTGAGAAAGAAGTTAAGTAATGTGATGTATTTCTTATTATAACAGCCGTTCCAGATACTGCAGCATTTACCATGCCAGTTTCAGGACGTACTATTTTTAGATTGTTTCCGTATCCTAAAAAGTTTGATGCTGTAAACCATTCTTCAAAGTTAGAAGAATTTGGTTTCCCAAATACTTCAACTAATTCTTGTTCAGATGAAATTGAAGTAATTTCACTAACTGGTCCTTTAGCAGCAGTAATAACAATCGCTCCACTAGTTGTAGAAACAGCGGGAATTACGTTTGTTAAATCCTTTTCAGTAACGAGAACACCTGGTGATACTTGAAAAGCCATATTTAGTTCTCCTTAATTAATTAAGTGTTAAAGTTTGTATTAGTTATAACCCTTTTGTAGATATTTATGTTATCCTATATCTCTACTATTCTCCCCTACGATACGTTACAGGTTGCCATAAGACACCTGCGTCATCAAAATATCCATTATCTTTACCTTCAGGATCGTCTAGTCCGTTATCTATAAACCCAAAAGGTGCCATATCTGCCTCAATTGCGTTTTTTTGATCTGTAAACATTTGACCTCTAACATCTATATTTGTTAGTTCTTTAAAGTATCTTTGATTGGCTAACCAAGAAAAGATAACTAGACACATCACTAAATCATCATGTGAACCTGCTTCAGCCTCAAAAGATTTTCCTTTGGCAATAAACGTTGATAGTTCTGAGATAATATCAAAGTCATTTATGATTAATTTATCAGATTCTATCAAACTTTTCAGATTTGAAGTTCCGATTTTTTTAGTACCTTTAGTCATTCTCACACCAAGTTGATTACCTCTTCCACTGAAGCCTCCACCCAATACTTGACCTGCTCGTCCTCGTTGTGTAACCATCATCATGTTATCATATTCTAGTTCAAATTGCATTGCGTCTGCCACTTGTTGACCTAGATCGTTTATCTCTATTAGAATATATGCTTTGTTATATAACTTACCTATCTTGTCTAATACATTTGGAAAGACAATGGGTTTGATATCATTATTTTTATACTTTGCAACAATCTTATATGGTGCCTTTGTAGAGTCTATGACTATGAAAGCAGAGTAATCGTTCTGTACACCTCTCGCAACGTCAACTGTAATGACATAAGTATGATCTTTAATAGGCATTTCATATACGTCTAGTCCTTGTGGACTTCTTCTAGGGTCTATGACAGCCATTGCTTTTAATTTTTGTGCATTGATTAATGTATCAACACTACCTAAAAATTCACACTCAAACTCAGTCTGAAATTGTGACTCACTTGTGTTTCTTATTGTTTGTTCTTTCCACTTTTCATCTCTACCTGGAACTTCTGACCAGTGTACTTCAATAGGTACAAAGGTACTTTTCTTATTGACAGCATCCATCCACATCTTATAAAACATATTCATTCCGTGAGGTGTAGATACGATCATAACCTTTGATGATTTACCAGATGATATTGTAGGATATACTGAGCTAAAAAATTCTTCAGCGATGTTATTAGGTACGTAAGCAAACTCATCAAGAAATATAATATTAAAAGTACTACCTCGAACAGCACTTGATGAAGTTGAAGCCGCAACGATTCTACTTCCGTTCTCTAGTTCAAGTGATCCTTTGTTCCAATTTAGTACTCCTTGTTGCATCCATTTTGGCAAGTGCTCGTAAGCAAGTTGCAATCGCCCTAATAAATCCCTTGCCGTAGAAGATTTGTTGGCGAGTATTGCAACGTTTACATTATCATTAAACAAAACGTAATGTAAGAGGTAGGAGACAATGATAGTTGACTTTCCACTTTGTCTAGGTAGTTTACAAATTGTAAACCTATTGTCGTGAAAAGTGTCTACCATCTTCCGCTGAAAGTCATACATCTCAAAAGGCACTAGACCTTTATCGATTGTGACAATTTTTAAATATTTTTCTATGAAATATTTAGGATCCTCAAGGCACTTCATCACTTCATCTACCTGTTTAGGAGAGAATCGTGATTTAGTGTGTGCCTTTTTTAAATTAGGGTTACCTAAGTATTGATCTAATGTTGCCATTATTTTTTATCTTTATTTTTCTTTATCATTTTTTGTAGTTCGGTTGTTGATCCTACAAATAAAGCGTTAGTGACATTCTTTGGTACATCACCTTTAATGTCTTTAATTTTTTTAAGTTTATCTTGCAAGTCTAATAGATTTTGAGCTACTTCACTTTGAGTTTTGATTAGTTGACCTGCGACTTCATATGCACGAGGATGCTCTCCTTCTTTTGCTAATGATAGTATTCCTTCTATTGCTTCGTTACCTTTTTCTAATAACTTGTAGAGTTCTCCTCTACCAGTTTCAAAGTCTGTTTCTACATCTGCCTGTGGAATAACAGGTATAGATTTTTCTTTTACAATCTCTAAAGGATTCTTTTCTTCTTTTTTTTCTAGTACTTCTTCAGCAATATTTAGTACTTCATTTAATTTATCATCAATGTTACTCATTTTAAAAACCTTTTGTTATTATGTATCGTTACCTGTTTCCTCTTCATAGTTTTTTGCATCATCAAAAAAATCTAAAGCAGTTGTGTATGTGTATGAATCATCTTTGTCAGCACCAGTTGGATTTGGTGTAACTGTAACTCTTTCACTACGATATGGATTTTTATCTGCTGTAGTTGTATATAAGTCAGCAGATGATTTTCTTATTACAGCACTTGAACCAATTGGTCCATATAAGTATATTTTTGCTGTAAATTTTAACGTGTAAATAATTCTTCTTCTGTCTGTTAACGCACCAGTGTAAGTGTCTTCATAATCAACACTTTCTAATATAAAAGGTATATCTCTTTTTGTATCCATATAATCTCTATCAACAATCATAGTAACTGTATAGTCTGGTTGAAAATATGGAAGTATTTGTTCTATAACTTGTAGACCATCATCTGATGTTGCAGTAAAAACATTTAACTCAAAACTTACATCATAAGGAACAGGAGAGTATTGAGTATATACTTTTTTTTCATCTCCTGAAGCATTTTTAGCTACACTATATCTTTGATTCTTGTTTAATTTACGAGAAGAATCATAACTGTAACCAGTGACATCAAATGACATACGAGGTAGAGTAATCGCTACGCTTGAATCGTCTCCAGTTAAGTTTGAGTTTTGATCTAATCTTACAAGGAATTTTTCTTTAGGTGCATATGATAAAGGTACTCTAATTGTTTGTAAAGGATTCCCGCTAGAATCCAATCGTTTGATATTAATATTATTAAATATCGTACCGAAAGCAATTACAGTATTTCTTATTGTTTTATGGTAAAAGTGTTGTCCAAACATTAATTATCATCAACCTCTCCGAAAGGATTTCTTTCGCTAAAATCTAATATATCATCGGCTGTAGATGATGTGTTTGTACCTGCAGCTGTTTCAAATGCTTTTGATTGATCAATAGGTTGTTGTGTTGTCATTGTAAAGTCTTCGTTGACAAGGTAATTAATTTCACCTATATCACTCTCTAGTGTAATAGCACCACTAGCAGATGTGCCAGTTTCTAAACTAAATTGAAAGTTATTTGTATCAGTTGATAATGAGTCTTCAACAGAATCAATCGAAGCGATACCTGTATCAACTCTTTCGGAACTGTATTCCCATTTAGTGCAAGATAATTTATAAACAGGTAAAGCACTTTGTTGATAGAAAGGTTGTTCATGTTCAACAAACTGTATTTCAAAGAATGCTTTTGTTGTAGGGAAATAAACTAAGTCACCTTCTTGAGGTCTCTCAGCAACTAAATCATTATTGTTAGATACTAAAGTTTCCCATCTCAATTTAGATACAGTAAACTTAATATCATCTCTTAATTCTAAACCAAACTTCTTGATTATCTCTTGTTCACCCATATATCCATCTGTGTTGTCAACATACATTTCTATAATGTACGAGTCATTGAAAGATGAAGCTGGGTCCTCACCAAAGATAGTATCTTTATTTGCTATCTTTCTTGGTAAGTAAAAAACATCTTGACCATATATCTTAAGCTGTTCTATAATTAAATCTTCATATAGTCTTTGCTCAGATGTAGTGCCAGTGCTGAAATAAACATTAGTTGGCATTTAGTTTTTATCCTTGTTGCATATGTGCAGGCTCTTCATAATTTGATCTTATTTCTTCTTCAAGTTTTTGTTGTTCTGCTATTGCTGTTGAGAATAGCTCAGGTCCGTTAAGTGTTACTCCACCTAACATTGCTGTGCCATTAAACTTGGACAAATTTTGTCCCCATTGTCTTTTGATTAAGGCTGTTGTATATCTTTTTAAATAGATATCATCAAACATATCTGTGAAAGTTGCAGGATCTAATCTACGATAAACTTCTATAACTAAAAATTCTCCTGCTGTAATATCATTTGACCAATCTTGATCAATATATAATCTATTTGATAGATGATTAAATCTCATTGGTTTTTCTCCAACTAATACATGGTCAAGAAAGTCCAAGTGTTTCATTGTCATTTCATAATGAACAATACTAGTAGATGAAAAATCATATAGATCATTTAATCTTAATTGATATCTAACATCAAACATATTTAAGTTTGCTCTATCAGATAAAGGAAATACATTAACAACAGAAATAACTGTTGAAGGAACTATAAGAAAATTATTTCCTTGTTTCCATGCAGTAGTCACTGAATTTGATGTTACAGACTCAGATGAATCAGTTGTCATACGAGTTACATCATCTGCGGTTACTTGATATTTTAAATACATTCTTTCAACACCATCTGTATGATATTGACAAAAATATTGTACTGCTTCATCTATTCTATCGTCTACCTGATCATCATCAACGTTTATGTCAATTACAGGTTTACCTAGTGATCTTAGGCAGTATTCTTTTAATGTGTCTTTTGTATTTGGTACGGCCATAATTTTTTCCTTATAATACTATTTAGTTATCCTAATGCGACTGCTTGTGCGATTGCAAATGCTTTAGTAGCCTTAGAGTCTAAGACTGTTTGTATATTATTCCCATCTAGTGTTAAAACACCAGTGATTGATAAATTTCTAAATCCTGATATATCTTTATTAGTATCAACAATTACTACTTTACTAGCACTAATTGTTCCTGCAGTAACACCATCTAAAACTGCAATTTCAGTACCAGCAATTTCAGTATCACCAACAATAAGTGAACCACCTGTTAAATATAATTTACGCCAAGGTCTTGTTGCAGAACCTAAATCAAAAGTTCCTGATGTTGTAGGCAATAAATCAGCAGATATTTTATTTGTATCTAGTCCACCACCAACAGTAGAAAGTTGTACAGAAGTGGCGTTTTTAAAATTTAAAAACTCCTGAGTTAATTTTTCTAAAGTATCAATAGACCTAAGTTTAGATATTTTTTCTTTCTCTAACTCATTAGCAACTCTCATTTCTGAAATCTGCTTAGATACTTTATCTATTATACTATCATCATATACTGGAACTTCTTTAGGAAGTAAATATTCTAATAATCCTGAAGCTGCTTCAATCTCTTGTGTCTTGATCGCACCAGCTTCATCTTTCTTAGGTTCTTTCTTAGGTTCTTTCTTAATCTCAACTTTAGGTTCTACTTTTTTTTCTTCAACAGGTTTTTTCTTTTCTTGTTTTAAAGTAGAAAAAAGTTCTTCTAAAGCACCAATCTTAATTTCTTCTTTCTTAACTTTTTGTTCTAGTTGTTCTTTCTCAACCTGTACAGTAGATAAAAAACTATCTAATCTATGTCCTAATATATCAACTTCTTTTGGTAATACACTTTGAATACCTTTAGTAAATTTTTGTTCTTGTAGTTGTCTAATCTGTTTCTCAATATCTTCGTCAATCTCATTAACTTCATTAACAACTTCAACCTTTTGAATAGTTGGTTGAGACACTAAATCAGGCCATTTACTATCAAGATAATTTTTAGTTGACATAACTTTATCTAGTTACACTTGGTGTAACTGTGGCTCTTCCCTCAATTTGTCTAGTGACGATACCACTTGAATCAGTTTGAGTTAAATCCCAAACATATCTACCTTCAGAAAGACCTGAGGTAACTGTGTCTGTTAATGTTATTGAACAAGTACCATCAGTTGCACTTACAAGAGCAGTAGTAAAACTTGTAGCACTACTTGACAAATGAGTTTTTCTCAACTTACTTGTCATTGTACTTCCTGTTAAATCTACGACTGTTCCTGTAGAATCTTTAACAGTTAAAGTTTCTGTGAAATCAGCGTCCTGGTCAATAGTGATATTTTGTATTGTTGCCATTAATCAATCTCTCTATGTATGTATTTAAATTACTCTTATATTTATAAGAAATTTAAAACGTCTAACTAACAAATCAAGAGAAATTAATTTTGGGTATACCCAACATAGGTCTTTTATCGTACAAATTAGTCTTTGCAAAGGGTCCACTTGCATGGTTATAGTGAAGAAACACTTGACCACATAGCTTACCTTGGAAAGGTTCTCTCCAATGCTCTAATTCGCAACCAGAGTATATAATCATATCACCTGGTTTAAGATCAATTCTTACACCTTTAGGTGCATTAGGTTTCATTATACCTTGGTATTCATTAACAACATTATTAGATCCTGTTGGATCTATGAATATTGGCCATAGATCACCACCTAGGTTAATCGTTGTTGATATCTCACAACTAGGTCTATCTTTATGTCTATTTAATATATTACCTGTTCTGTATAATCTTGTGTAAGAATAAGTGGGTATTAAATCTAATCCTGTTTTAGCTTTCATTACAGGTATTGTTTGAATTAGTAGTGTCTCCATTAATCGATCTGCATATTTAGCATAGGATCCTGGTACTTGTTTATCTTTAAAATCACCTATTAATGAATTACCCTCATGTGTTACACCATTTTGTAACATCCAATGATCTGCCTCTGCTGATATTTGTAAATAAGAAAAAGCTATGTCAGCTAGTTCTTTTGATATAGCACCACGTATAACTTGATATTTATTTTTTTTAAAACTCATGTTTGTATAAAATTATAAGAAACAGATATTCTCCAGTTCTTCTCACCTTTTTCTGTGTTCATATTTATATCTACGCCATGAGGCTGCCATGCTGGAAAAAATATCATTCTACCCTCAACAGGTTCATAAGCACATACTCTCCATAATTGTTCGGGCAGATTATCTAGTCGTCTTGGCATATATGTATTAGGTCCTGGTCTCGGGTCTTCTAAAAATAATTTACCTGAGTTCTTTGGTACTTTAATATAATATACACCTGACCATAATGAGTTAGGATGCGTGTGTGTTTTGTTATAACTGTGCGTGGGATTGATATTAGCCCACATATTACCTAATCCTAGTTTAGGTTGTACACCATAATCTTTATTACATTCTTCTGCCATTTTAAATAGTTCTGATGTAAGTGGATCAAATATTTTTTTTTCATTCATGTCAGTTTTACTATGCCAACCATAACCTGAATTAGTTTTTATCTCACCTTTAGGGTCAGCTTTCTTCCATGCTTTAATATGTTTAAATAAATATTTATTTAACTCTTTAGCATTAGGTAAGTCTTTAAAATATATAGGTGTTGGAAATAATGTTTTTCTTTGTAATGAACTCATTTAAATGGTGTCCCACCAAACCACATAACCAATGATCTTCTCATTCCTTTTTTAACTGGTGCTACTCTATGTCTAATAAAACTTGCAAAGAATATAGCTTGACCTTGTTTAAGATCAGGTATCTTATTCTTTTCCATAAATTCTAATTCACCACCTTTAAAAGTAGAAGGGTCTGA